TTGAGCATCCATCCGATGTTCAAAAGTTCACGTGAACGAAACTAAAAAATTCATATCGGCCACATGATGCGCAGTGAGGCAGGATACGACATATCGCATTTTCGACAGTTGCAATAAAAGCAACAGCAAAGTGCGGATGTAAGTACCCCTTGTTTAACTGTGCATTTTTTATGGGGGTACTTCGGTCAAAGGTTTCGGACAAGTCCTGTCTTCACTGTCTCTCGGCCAGAAAGAGAGGCAAACAATGAAAATCAGAAAGACAAGACAGGACAGAAGAGAAACTTACAGATATGAGGCATATCTGGAAAATGACAACGGCGAATACACCAAAGAGTGCATTGAACTGAAACCGGGAACGGATGGTGTGACAGAGGCGTGGATTAAAACACTGCATTCTTTGGATGACCATGAGGTGTATCTGAATTGTAAAAATGGACATCCACCACTTACAGATGCAGAAAAAGCAGCTAAAAGAAAGTGGGAACAGGAGCATGATGGGGAGACCTACGGTGTGGGTTGGAATCTTTCCCTGGACTATATGGTTACGGATGATGAAGGCGGTACGGATAAGAGTTCTGTATTAAAAAGTGCCTGTTACATGATGGATGAAGACATTCCGGCAGATGTCCAGCATCTCCGTGACCTTGTGGATACCATGACGGAGAAACAGCAGTTGGTGTACAAGCTGCATGTTCTGGAAGGCTATTCCTTTACGGAAATTGCAAAGCTGATGGGGACAAGTATTCCAAATGTGAAGAAGCATTATGATAAGGCGATTTTGTTCATCAAAAATAATTTCTAAAAAATTTTTCCATGAGGTTAAAAAGAGGGGTGTTTCCTTTGCCTGTGACATGTAAGGAATAAGGACTTACAGAAAGCGAGGTAGTCAAAATGGCATTAAAGCACAAGATTACGATTAACGTCACAGATGCCAAAGGCAGACACACGACTGTTCTTCGCGGCGCCAAAAGAAGCATACCGGAAAGATTGGTAAGATTCCTGTTCGGGGATTTTACACAGGTTTATCTTCTGGCACCGGGGCAGACAGTTGAATCCGTGGATGTCCGAGAAGTCAAAGAAGGAGGAAGCGCCTAATGGGAAAAATGAGTGAACTGGAAATGATGGTCAAAGAACTGCGTGGGTGCGGAGAAAAACTGATTCGCATGGCAGAGGAAATGACAGAGATGTTCTCAGCATCCGTGCAGAGTGAACCAGAAGAAGCACCGAAAAAGCAGTTGTCGCTTACAGAAGTAAGGGCAGTTCTGGCAGAAAAATCCCGTGCCGGTTTTACAAAAGAAGTGAAAGAGCTTCTTGTCAAACACGGTGCAGATAAGCTGTCAGAAATCAATCCGACTGAGTATGAAGCACTGCTTGCAGAAGTGGAGGTGTTGGGAAATGGCTAAACATGCATTGTTATCAGCATCTTCAGCACACCGATGGCTGAATTGTCCACCATCCGCAAAACTCAGTGCCACATATCAGGATACATCCAGTGAATTTGCCAGACAGGGAACTGATGCACACAGCCTGTGTGAATATCATCTACGAAGGGCATTAGGGATGCCGGCAGAGAATCCTACGGAGAACCTGACTTTTTATGATCAGGAGATGGAAGAGTGTGCGCAAGGGTACGCCACTTATGTGATGGAACAGGTGGAAAAAGCAAAACAGACCTGTTCAGATCCGGTGGTGTTGATTGAGCAGAGACTGGATTTCTCCAGATTTGTGGAAGAGGGATTTGGTACAGGAGACTGTGTAATCATCTCCGATGGCACATTATCCGTGATTGATTACAAACATGGTGTCGGTGTTCTGGTCAGCGCAGAAGAAAATCCGCAGATGATGTGTTATGCGCTGGGAGCATTAGAACTGTTCGATGGAATTTATGACATTGATACGGTATCCATGACAATCTATCAGCCACGAAGGGAAAACGTCAGTACCTGTGTCATGAAAAAAGAACAGCTTTTGGAATGGGCGGAGACGGTGTTGGTACCGACTGCAAAGCTGGCTTATGCAGGGGAAGGCGAATATAAAGCCGGAGATCACTGTCAGTTCTGCAAGGCGAAGGCAGTCTGTAGGAAACGTGCCGAATACAATCTGGAACTTGCCAGATATGATTTTGAAATGCCGGCCACTTTGGATACAGATGAGATTGCGTACATCCTGACAAAAGCGGATGAGCTGGCAAACTGGGTAAGTGATGTAAAAGAGTATGCATTGCAACAGGCACTCAGCGGTACGGATTACAACGGATTTAAGGTTGTGGAAGGCAGAAGCAACCGAAAGTATGTGAATGAAGAGGCAGTTGCCCGGGCAGCAGTTGATGCCGGATTCGATCCATACGAAAAGAAAGTGCTTGGCATTACTGCCATGACAGCCCTGATGGGCAAGAAGAAATTTGAAGAAGTGCTTGGCGGGTTTATCCATAAACCTTCAGGCAAACCGGTATTGGTTCCATTGTCGGATAAGCGTCCGGCTATGAATACAGCACAAGATGATTTTAAGGAAAATTAGGAGGAAAAAGATTATGTCAAAATTCAACAATCCAACAAAAGTTATTACAGGACCTGAAACAAGATGGAGTTATGCAAATGTATGGGATGCGAAGTCAATAAACGGTGGTGCGCCGAAGTTTTCTGTATCCCTGATTATTCCAAAGTCTGATACAAAGACAGTGGAAAAGATTAAGGCTGCGATTCAGGCGGCTTATGAAGAGGGACAGAGTAAGTTAAAGGGTAATGGTAAGAGTGTACCGGCGCTTTCTGTTATCAAAACACCTCTTCGTGATGGTGATACTGAAAGACCGGACGATCCGGCTTATGCAGGATGTTACTTTATCAATGCCAACAGTTCTGCTGCTCCCGGTATCGTGGATGCAGACCGTCAGCCGATTCTTGACCGTTCCGAAGTTTACAGTGGTGTATATGGCAGAGCTTCTATCAGCTTATATGCATTTAACAGTAACGGAAACCGTGGTATCGCCTGTGGTCTCAACAATCTCCAGAAAATTAAGGACGGAGAACCTTTAGGTGGTAAGTCTCGTGCGGAAGATGACTTCGCAACAGAGGAAGATGACGATTTCTTAAACTAAGTGACAAATAAGCGGGCGGCGATTATCTGCCGCCTGCAACAATCAAAGAAAAGAGGTATATGGTTATGACAAATATTATTGTAACAGTTCTTGCAGTTATCTGGTTCGTGATTATGATTGGCTGGTGGGGATTTATGATATACAGGGATATTCGCGATGATATCAGAAGTGAGAGAGAACGAAAGGCAAAACTTGAAAAGAATAAGGAATAATGATTGCGGAGGCGGTGGCGATATGCCGCCGCTTCTTTGCCATGGAGGAAATGATGATGATAAAAGAAATGTCGATTGACCTTGAAACCTACAGTGATGTGGATATTAAAAAGAGTGGTGCATACCGATATGTGGAATCACCGGCATTTGAAATACTGCTGTTTGCTGTGTCCAAAAATGGCAGTCCGGTTACGGTGTATGATATGGCATCTGGGGATGCGTTGCCGGAGAATATCTTACAGGCACTGGTGGATGATTCCGTGATAAAGTGGGCATTTAACGCTGCATTTGAAAGAATCTGTCTGTCAGAATATTTAAGGCGTGAGTTCCCGAAACTGATGAAGAGCAAATATCTGTGTCCGGACAGTTGGAAATGCAGCATGATTTGGTCTGCCTATATGGGATTGCCATTATCGTTGGAGGGAGCCGGAAGCGTGCTCGGATTGGAAGAACAGAAACTGAAAGAAGGCAAAGACCTGATTCGTTATTTCTGCGTTCCATGCAAGCCGACAAAGATCAATGGCGGACGTACCAGAAATCTTCCAGTTCATAGTCCGGAAAAGTGGGAACTGTTCAAGGCTTATAATAAACGAGATGTGGAAGTGGAAATGTCCATTCAGCAGAAATTGTATAAATTTCCGGTTCCTGATTTTGTATGGGAAGAGTACCACATGGACCAGTATATCAATGACAGGGGGATTGCTCTGGACTGGCAAGTGGTGGAGAATGCGATTCAGATTGATGCTATATCAAAAGAAGAGTTGCTGTCTGCCATGAAAGAGATCACAAAACTGGAGAACCCCAATAGTGTGCTTCAGATGAGAGAGTGGCTGTTGGAACGTGGTGTGGAAACAGGTTCTCTGGATAAAAAAGCTGTGGCCACAATGATGAAAGATGCGGATGCAGAACTGTATGAGGTGCTGTCATTGCGACAGCAGATTGCAAAATCTTCTGTGAAGAAATATCAGGCTATGGAAAATGTGGTTTGTGATGATGGAAGGGTGCATGGAATGTTTCAGTTCTATGGTGCCAACCGTTCCGGAAGATGGGCGGGGAGACTGATTCAGTTGCAGAATCTTCCACAGAACCATATGCCGGATTTGGAAGAGGCAAGAGCACTTGTGAGATGTGGGGACTATGAAGCCCTGTCCATGCTCTATGATTCTGTTCCCAATGTACTGTCAGAGCTCATAAGAACAGCATTTATTCCAAAAGAGAATTGCAAGTTTGTGGTAGCAGACTTTTCAGCGGTGGAAGCAAGGGTGCTTTCCTGGCTGTCTGGGGAAGAGTGGAGAACTGAAGTATTCCGTAATAACGGGGATATTTATTGTGCGTCTGCTTCTGCCATGTTCGGAGTTCCCGTGGAAAAGCATGGTGTAAACAGCCATTTGCGACAGAAGGGTAAGATTGCAGAACTGGCATTAGGATATGGTGGTTCTGTAGGTGCACTGAAATCAATGGGAGCATTGGATATGGGATTAAAGGAAGAAGAACTGCAGCCACTTGTGGATATGTGGAGACGGTCCAATCCAAACATTGTACAATTCTGGTGGGATGTGGACAGGGCTGTGAAATTTGCTGTAAAAGGTCGAACTTTGTCGGAAACTCATGGGATTCAGTTCTGTTACCAGAGTGGAATGCTGTTTATCAAGTTGCCTTCCGGAAAAAGACTCTGCTATGTAAAGCCAAAGATGGGAGAGAACCAGTTTGGTGGCGAGGCTGTGACCTATGAAGGTGTCGGTGCCACAAAGAAATGGGAGCGTATTGAAAGTTATGGTCCGAAGTTTGTGGAGAATATCGTTCAGGCAATCAGTAGGGATTTACTCTGTTATTCCATGAGAAAGCTGAAAGATTATGAGATTTGTGCGCATGTACATGATGAAGTAATCGTGGAATGCGGGATGGATGAGTCTATGGAGACTGTCTGTAAACTGATGGGAGAAGTGCCACCGTGGGCTAAAGGTTTGGAACTTAGGGCGGATGGATATGAGACCATGTTTTACAAAAAGGATTGATAAGGAAGGTCGTTGCATTGTAGGAAAACTATGCAGCGACCATTTTTTCTGTTATAATGATAATTGCTTATGAAATGATAAACAACACCAGAGAGTATACGTTGGAATATATTTCGCGAAATAAACAAGGCTTGTTATGATGTACGATAATCCGACGGAGGGGTAAGATATGAACGAATTAGAGTTAGCAAGAAAAAATGAAATATTAAAGGCAATGACAGCGACAGAATTGGCACCGTTAGCTGTTAATAATGAAATCAATGTGCAGACATATAGTAAAATGCCTCTTTCAAGAATAACAGCATTGGGTACAGGGCTTGAACCTATTGTTGCGGCAGTACAGCAAGTAACAAGTAATGGGCAAGCAGTAAGTGGTTATTACAAAGTTACAATTCCAAAAGGAACACAGTTAGCTCAATTTAAGGATGGAACAGGTTTTCTCGGAACTGCTCTTGGAGAACAGGGAATAGCAGGGCAAGCAAGACTGAATCCTTTGGTGTGTGATCCGACTATGCTTTTGGTAGCAGCAACACTTGCGAACATAGATAAGAAATTGGATGCTATTCAGGAAACACAGCAGGAGATGTTGGACTTTATTGCCCAGAAAGAAAAGTCTGCGCTTAAAGCCGATTTGGATTTTTTGATGGACATTTACAACAATTACAAATATAACTGGAATAGTGATAAATATAAAACAGCTAATCATAATAAAGCACTGGATATTCGTCAAAGTGCCGGACGCCAGATAGACTTTTATAGAGAACAAATTAAGAAGAGACTTAGCAAGAAGGCCTTTCTACATAGTGACCAGGATGTGAAAAAGCAGCTTTCTCGTGTTCAGGAAGAATTTAAGGAATATCAGTTGGCTTTGTATTTGTACGGGTTTGCTTATTTTCTGGAGGTCATGTTACAGGAAAATTTTGCAGCAGATTATTTAGCAGCTATTTCAAAAAAGATAGACATGTTAGCATTACAGTATCGTGAACTTTATACTTTGGCATATACCCAGATTGAGGATCTTTCTAAATCTTCCTTGCAATCGAAACTATTCACTGGTTTGTCAGCTGTAAATAAAGTGGCAGGTGAAACCATTGCGAAAATTCCGGTTATTAGTAAATCTCAGATAGATGAAGCGTTGATTGAGACTGGACAGAAAATCGGTACATATGAAGCAAAAAGAATACAGGGTACTATGAAACAACTTGTAGATAGACAGAGTAGTTGTGTTCGTCCATTCATTGATAACATAGAAAAGATAAATCAGCTTTATAATGAGCAAATGACACTGATTTTCAATGATGAAACTCTGTATATCGGGGCTGAATAAGAGTAGGTAAGGCTATGGAACCAAAATTGTATGAGACCATAAAATTAAAAGACGGGAGAGAAGCTACTATTGTAGAAATTCTAGGCTCTGATTATATCGTAGATGTGGGTAGTTCACCAGAGGATTGGGATACAATATTAGTAAAATCAGACGAAGTCGATGCAAGTAAATAATAAAATAATTTTTCTGCCAGGTTAAAATCTGGCAGTATTTTTTTGCCTGTGACTCAGAGGGGGAATTGTACCCTTCTGAGTTTTTTTCATTTTTACAGGAGGAAAGTCGAATGGAATTATTGATTTTTACAGCAAATCAGACAGGAAACAAAAAGAACTGCTATTACCCGAACAGAGTAGTAGCGAAGAATGCCGCAGAGTTGCAGAAGGCTGTGAGGATGGACCATGTATGTGCAGAGTACCGCAATGATTACAGAAGCAATGCCAACTTCATGCAGTCTGTGGTGGTAGTGATGGACTGTGACAATGATCATTCCGAACTTCCGGGGGACTGGATGACTCCTGACAAACTGAAAGCCTTATTGCCGACGGTCGCATTTGCGATTGCTCCGAGCCGCAACAACATGAAAGAGAAAGACGGGAAACCGGCAAGACCGAGATTTCATGTGTATTTCTTCATTCATGCCATTACTGATTCATCAAAATATGCCGCCTTAAAGCGTGCTATCTGGAAACGCTTTCCGTTCTTTGACGGGAATGCTTTGGATGCAGGACGCTTCATTTATGGTGCGGATGCCGGAGAATGTATCTGGCATGATGGCGGCACATTGATTGATGACATTGTGACGGTGGAAGAGAGTGAACACGGTTCCTATGACAGCGGTGTAATTCCAGCGGGAATGCGTAACAGCACACTTTCCAGATTTGCTGGAAGGGTTGTGGTCCGTTATGGGGCAACCGACAAGGCTTATCAGATTTTCAGGGAAGAAGCTATGAAATGTGATCCACCACTGGATGAAGAGGAATTGGGTGTTATTTGGAACAGTGCCACAAAGTTTGCAAAGAAGGTACAGGAACAGGAAGATTATGTTTCGCCGGAAGAGTATGAGGATGATTTTGCACCGGATTCCCTGAAACCATCGGATTATTCCGATATCGGTCAGGCGAAGGTGCTTACCCGTGAGTATGGGAATGAACTGCGTTTCTCCACAGCTACAGATTATCTTCGTTTAATGGTGAATACTGGGTGGAATCCAAACAACAGGCAGTGGGAGCAATGGAAGAGTTCTTAGACTTACAGCTTCAGGACGCATTGGACGCAGAGGAATATGCCATGAAGGTCATGGTGTCTCTGGGATTTGAAGAAGATGCAGTAAGAAAAGGTGGCAAGAAATTTGAAGAACTTCTTTCCACGGATGAGGAAAGAGCCGCATTTGCAGTTTATCAGGCAGCAGTCGCTTATGTGAAGTTTGTGATGAAACGCCGTGATATGAAATATGTGGTGTCTGCATTACAGGCTGCAAAGCCGATGTTGGAAGTTCAGCCATCGGATTTGGACAGAAACGAATTTCTTCTGAATACACCAAATGCAACCTATTATCTGCCGGACGGTCTTAGTGGAATGAAAGCACATGACGCTACTGACCTCATCACAAAGCATACCTTAGTGTCTCCGGGGGATGAAGGCAGACAGCTTTGGGAAGAAGCATTGGATTTATTTTTCTGTGGAGACAAGGAATTGATTGAGTATGTACAGAAGATTGTGGGATTATCTGCAATCGGAAAAGTGTATGTGGAATCCATGATTATTGCATACGGAGATGGCCGCAATGGTAAGTCAACCTTCTGGAACTCTATCTCCAGAGTGTTAGGAACATACAGTGGTTCCATGTCTGCGGATGCCCTGACTGTGGGGTGTAAGAGAAATGTGAAACCGGAAATGGCGGAGCTTAAGGGCAAGCGTCTCATCATTGCTGCAGAGTTGGAAGAGGGAATGCGTCTGAACACATCCGTCATCAAACAACTCTGTTCTACGGATGAGATCAGTGCGGAGAAGAAGTACAAAGACCCATTCCGTTTTATTCCATCACACACATTGGTACTTTATACCAATCATCTTCCGAGAGTCGGTGCCAATGATGACGGTACCTGGCGAAGACTTGTGGTCATTCCGTTCAATGCCAGAATCGAGGGTAAGAGTGACGTGAAGAACTACACGGATTATCTGGTAAAGAATGCTGGTCCGGCTATCATGGCATGGATTATTGAAGGAGCCCAGAAAGCGATTCAGCAGAAATACAAATTTGATGTACCGGCCTGTGTGAATGCGGCTATCAAGGCATACCGCGAGAACAATGACTGGCTTGGCGCATTTTTGGATGAATGCTGTGAATTGGACAGTTCCTATACCCAGAAGTCCGGGGACTTCTATTCTGCATATCGTGCCTATTGCACAAGATGCGGAGAGTATGCAAGAAGTACCACAGATTTTTATTCTGCCATTGATTCTATCGGACTTACCAGAAAGAAGACGAAAAAAGGCGTGTTCATTAAGGGCGTAAGACTGAAAGAGGAAGAGGATTTTCTGGACTAAATCCTAAAAGGGTGGTGGTCAGTTAAGGTCTTAGTAAGAAGTTTCTTATAGAGAGTTTTTTAGTAAAAAATGCTATAAGAGGGTTTTAAGAAATGACTGTCCCAGACCACCACCCCTAATAAATTTGATGGAGGAATGGCATGAGAGAACGTGAGATTGAAAGAAAATTAGTATCGGCTGTGAAAAGCCGTGGTGGAATATGTCCGAAGTTTGTTTCTCCCGGATTTGATGGAATGCCAGACCGGGTGGTGCTGCTTCCACATGGGAAGTTTGGATTCGTGGAAGTGAAAAGACCGGGAGAACAGCCAAGGCCATTACAGACAGCAAGGCACAGACTTTTGAGAAAACTTGGATTTTTGGTGTTTGTATTGGATGGAGAGGAACAGATTGGAGGGATGATTGATGAGATACAGTCCGCATGAGTATCAGCGATACGTGATTGATTACATCAAGAAGAATCCCGTGGCAGCAGTCTTCCTTGATATGGGACTTGGCAAGACGAGCATCACACTGACTGCCCTGAATGATTTACTGTTTGATAGTTTTGATGTCCACAGGATTTTGGTGGTGGCACCATTAAGGGTTGCAAGAAATACCTGGTCATCGGAAATAAAGAAATGGGAACATCTACAGGACTTGCAGTATTCCATAGTGGTTGGTACTGAAAAAGAGAGAATGTCCGCACTGGAGAAAAGGGCAGATATTTATATCATCAACCGTGAGAATGTACAGTGGCTGGTGGAAAAGAGTGGAAAGAAATTTGATTATGACATGGTAGTTGTGGATGAGCTGTCATCTTTTAAGAACCATGAGGCAAAAAGGTTCCGCGCATTCATGAAGGTCAGACCAAAAGTAAAAAGAATCGTTGGTCTTACCGGTACACCATCCAGTAATGGGTTGATGGATTTGTTTGCAGAGTTCAAGCTGCTTGATATGGGAGAGAGACTTGGAAGATTCATTGGAGCTTACAGGGCAAATTTCTTCAGGCCAGATAAAATGAATGGTCCAATCGTGTACAGCTATAAACCGATTCCCGGAGCAGAGAGCATGATTTATAACCGTATTTCTGACATCACCATTTCCATGAAGGCAACGGATTATTTAAAAATGCCGGAGTTGGTATCATCCAGATATGAGGTGCAGATGGATGATAAGGAAAAACAGAAATATGAGGAATTTAAGAAAGATTTGGTTCTGGAGATTGAGGACGGGGAGATTACAGCGGCTAATGCGGCTTCCCTTTCCGGTAAGTTATCCCAGATGGCAAATGGTGCGGTGTATTCTGATGATCTGACTGTTATGCAGATTCATGACAGGAAACTGGATGCACTGGAAGACATCATAGAAGCGGCTAATGGGAAACCGGTTCTGGTGGCATATTGGTTCAAGCATGATTTGACCAGAATCACGGAAAGGCTTAGGAAGCTAAAGGTCATCTACCAGAAACTGGATTCTGATGAAAGTATCCGTAAATGGAATGAGAAAGAGTTACAGGTAGGTCTTATCCATCCGGCTTCTGCAGGTCATGGACTAAATCTCCAGAGTGGCGGTTCAACAATGGTCTGGTTCGGACTTACATGGAGTCTGGAACTGTATCAGCAGACAGTGGCCAGACTTTGGAGACAGGGACAGACGGAGAACACAGTTGTCATTCAGCATATTGTGACAGCGGATACCATTGATGAAAGAATCCTGAAAGCACTGGAGCAGAAAGACAATACCCAGTCAGCCTTGATAGATGCAGTGAAAGCAGAGGTGAGTGGATATGGCATCTAAGAATTTAGCAGAAAATCCATATGAAAGACTTGCCAATGCAATCATCATACAGGCATCCAAAGATTATATGACAAGCCTTAGAAAAAAGAAGCGAAATCCGGGAAGTGCATCAGCAGACCATGATATCGGAGAATGTGAACGATTTTTCCGTTCCGGTTGGTATCAGGTCCTGACTTCCGTGGATGGAGAGTATTTAATAGCCAAACTGAGAAAAGCAATATGACAATCAGAGTCAATCCGAGGGAAATAAATTTTCAATCGGAGGTACGTGATGACGGTAAAAGAATATTTGAGTCAGGCATTAAATATTGACAGGAGTATCAACAGTAAATTGGAACAGGTTGCTTCACTGCATGAGCTGGCAACGAAAGCAACAACCCTGATGTCCGATATGCCGGGAAGTCCAAACAGGAACATTCACAAGATGGAAGATGCCATTGTGAAGATGGTGGAACTGGAAGATGAAATTTATTCCGACATTCACAGACTAGTGGAGATTAAGACTGACATTACCAGACTGATTAAACGTCTGAGCAACAGGGACCAACAGCTTATATTGGAGCAGAGATATTTGTGTTTCCGTCCGTGGGAGCAGATTGCAGTAGATTTGGATTACAGTATCCAACACACATTCCGCATCCATGATATAGCAGTAAAAGAAATTGCAAAATTTCTGGAAGATGAGAGTTAATGTGATAGAATGAGAGTTCTTATTTATGATATTGTTATACTGACGAAAGAAACAAAATGACAGAGAGCCATTGCAGAGAAATTTGCAGTGGCTTTTTTCGTGGGGAGAATGAGGTGATAGGATGCCGAGAAAACCAAAGCGTCCCTGTTCCCATCCCGGTTGTCCGAATCTGACTGATGGCAGGTTCTGTGAGGAACATACCAGACAGCATAATCAGGACTATGAGAAGTATGAACGAAACAAGTCCAATAAGAGAAGATATGGCAGAGCATGGAAAAGGATTCGTGATAAATATGTATCACAGCATCCGTTTTGTGAGGTCTGTTATGAAAGAGGAATCTTAGTGGAGACTGAGGAAGTTCATCATAAGAAACCGTTGAGTGAAGGTGGTACACATGAAAGAGATAATCTGATTGCATTGTGCAAGTCGTGTCACTCAAGGATTCATGCAGAGCGTGGAGACCGTTTTGGTTCCAACCGTGAATACACCTACTGATGTGTAAGAAGTTGCACAGGGGTAGGGGCATCGAAATCTCTACAGGTTGCCCTATAGGGGAACGAGGCGGGGGTATCACGCACAAAAATGGGATTTCAAACAGGGTATATCAAACGATTTCAAAGGAAATCAAAGAAATCAAACGGAAAGCAGGTGAGGGACATGGCCAAAGACGGTACGCGAAGAGGCGGTGCCAGAGCTGGTGCGGGCAGAAAGCCCAAAGCACTGACAGACAAAATCAATGAGGGCATCAGTGCCACAATCATTGAACTGCCGGAGACTCCAACAATGGAAGGTGTCGATGTGCCTCCGGTAAAAGATTATCTGAAAACAAAACAGAAAAGTGGAAAAGACCTGTGTGCAGCAGAAGTGTTTGAGGAAACATGGAAGTGGCTGAAAGCAAGGGGATGTGACAGACTGGTCAGCACGCAGTTGGTGGAACAGTATGCCATGTCGGTATCCCGTTGGATTCAGTGTGAGGAATGTATTTCAGAATACGGATTTCTTGCAAAGCATCCGACAACCGGAAATGCCATTGCATCTCCGTATGTTGCCATGTCACAGCAGTACATGAAACAGGT